AAAATTTTTTGAATTGCTTCAATTTGTAGATCTATAAGCTTTTTCTCATTCAGAGATATTAATGATGCTGGACCATAAGATTTCATTCTATATCCGGGGCTATCGCATAATAAAATAATAGTTACTAAAGGATTAACATTATTACTATTCTTAATAGCTTTTGCCGACGTTATAAATTTATTTCTAGAAATCATGTTGAGGATCTTGTAGCCGTTATTTCATATTTATATGACTGTATCTTTAAGCTATCAATAACAAATTTATGGCTCTCTAGTATATTAGAAATTTTCCTTGAGTCTATTATAGAATGGTTTTCGTCTATGATTTTAGCAACTGTGTCTTGATCAATATTTTCATTTACAATACCATTAGCAAAAGATAGTAAATGAATGCCACTTAATATTAACCTACCATTCATTCGTACTTTTTGTAATAATGCATTAAGTAAGTCAAGAGCGTTTTTATTAGACAATTTATCAAGAACGTCCACGGCAATAATATCTGTACATGCATTATTTATTAAGGTGGCAACAGTTTCTAATTTATTGATACTAATAATATAATACCCATCAATAATTTCTTCATCTTTATTGACAATCTGTACTTTCATGATATTGATACCTCGTATGCTTTGTTAAATACTTTATTCCACTCTGATGTAAATTTTGATTCTGAAAATTGTTCTAGTATAGTTTGTCTAGCATTGTTTCCAAGACTATTTCTTAATTCATCATCGTTCATAATTTCATTAATATATTTCTTCATTTCATCTTTGTCATTTGTAATAAAACCATTAACTCCATTTTTAATAATTTCTGGCATCATACTAGCACTGACCGTAACTACAGCACACCCACAAGACATTGCTTCTAGCAAACTCATTGGTATTGGCGTTGTTGATGTATTAAAATAGACTTGACACGAATTATAAGCTGAAACTAGATCATCTAATGTTTTTGCGGATTCTGATAGACCCGGATTGTCTCCAACTATTTTAGTGTTCATTGCAGAGGTAATTTCACACCATAAATCATAATGGAGGCAATGATTTCTTTTTACAAACTCATTAGCCACGGTAAGTACGCATTTATCTCGCTTAATTTCCAATGGTTTGAATGATTCTGTGTCTATGCCATGTTTGATAACTATCGTATTGCCATCAATAGCCCAAGCATTTTTTGAATAATCAGATATAAATACATTAATATCCCCAACCATAGTCCTCAATACATTTAATGAATTTGTATCAATTTTTGCATCTGCCGGTAGCGTATGATCTAGTACAATTATTGGAAGCTGTAAGTTTTGATTTATTCTATGAGCAAATTGAAACTGCCAATATCTACTTTGGACTAATATAAAATCATAGTTTAAATATTCACATATTTGATTTTGTGGCAAGGTATGATAGTTAGGCGGAATAGGTGTTTGATTTTCGTTCCATTTTTTTGTATTAGCAATATTCAATGCGTAAAAATTATGCCCAGTTTTGCTTAATTGTGTTTCGTATCTTTCGTGCGTAGGAAATGTTAATATATTATATTTCTCACGCGGATTTGTATTTGCCGTCTGTATTATTCTTTTAATATTATTCATTTTCCAATGTATCCTTTATAAGCTTTGCAATATTCACATAGTTGAATTTTTCTGCCTGTTGCTTTCCATGTGATCTATCTATCGCATTTCTATTATCATAATAGAATCTCATAGCTTTTTTAATTTCAGATTCACTAGGTATAAACCACTCTTCCTTACCAGTAAATGTGTCTAAAAACGCTGGATCTCCATATGTACATACTGAATATATTCCATTGATTAATGTACCAGTATTTTTATTTTTACTATCTATGAATTCTTTTGGGCCACCTTCATTGCTACATATTGGAGTTTTTCCATAAGCCATAGCCTCAAATGCCGGTATAGACCAGCCCTCGCCATGCGATGGGCTAACAAAACAGTCACACGTATTATGTAAATCGTTTATCATAGAGTCGCCCATGTCTGCTGTAATAATTACTTCTGACGGATAAAAAGAATTATCTTTATGTATCCTTAAGCTACTTTTTATTTGGTCAGTAAATTTCATAAACGAATCATGTAGAACTTGTGGATTTACTCCGTGCTTCTTTACTTTAAGCACAAGGCAAACATCTTCTCCATTAATAAATTCACTATTATAAGCTTTTACTATGCTAGCAATATTTTTTCTATCATTCAAATCACCAATATAATAAAACTTAAACTTATTAGATGCTGAGTATAAATTCAATTTGTTTAGTTGTGCTGAATATTTATTTATATCAAATGTGTGTGGAATGACATTGATCTTTTTTATTCCATCGCGTAATAGCACTTCTTTGTTTGTTTGATTTGGCACCCATACTTCGTCCATTTGGGTTAGATATTGATACCATGATGTATTCTTAGTTGTGTTGCTTTCAGTAACAAAAAACGCAATATTCTTTTTGAACTTTTTAGTTCCAACCAAGTGGTGCGGTAGAACATGCTGAACACAATAATCTATACCTGTAAGTGGCTTTGATTCTAATTCTTTAATTTTTTCTGGTATGTCAAAATAATTTGGTGTTAATTTAATATTTCTGCATACCACATCAATACCTATGCTATCCAAAGCTAATATATAATCTATAGCAGCTTTAGACCATCCACTGCCTTCATTATAATGTCCAATATACAAAATTTTCATGTTAGTTTGAAGACCTCCGCTCTCTTTGATTCCCAAGCATTTCTTCTGTTGCATAATCCGATAAAATGATTATATGCTATATCAAAATTGAATGGAACTCTTGTATTTCTGCCATCAAAATTTGCTGAAGATTCATTAAAATACATTCCACCAGTAGTTGCTGTTGAACATCCATAAGTTAAGTCTCTTGTTAATCTGGCTTGCATAAAAGAATTTAATTTTTCTGGTTCTCCAAGAACTTCAGCTATTAACCATTTTGATAAATCTTCTGGTGAAACATTTTCTGGAAGTTTTTCCGGCTTTGGCTTTGGCTGATGTATTCTTGGTGGAGATAACCAAGATTCTTTATCTGGTATAATTTCTACGCTATCAAAATAATTTTCCCATTGTTTTCCACTCTTGTTCCACTGGAAATGTTCTAAAAATGCTTCTCTAGTTTGATATCCAATTCGTTTTCTTATATTTCGTGGCTGTTGAAAAAATTCATATAGTTTTTCAGCCGCCAAATTATTATCTGGCACAGCCCTAAAACAACCAGTTTCTAATTCTTTGTACAAAGCTTTTGGTGTTATTGGTATGCCATTTAGTTGTCTAAGAACGCTTTCCATTGCTGAATAATCTGTTCCAGCCACAGGAATCCCACAAGCCGCAGCTTCTACTTGCGGTAAACCAAAGCCCTCACAATTAGCATATTGAACATATATATCAAATAGATTAATTATTGATGATAAGTCCTCATAACTCAAGCCCTTTTTTACATTAGACATACTAGCATTGAATTTTCCAGTAAATGGAGATTGAGCTATTGCCCCTTTAAATTTTGATGGAAAAGGCTTATTGGTTTCTGGGCAAACATATGTAAACATTACATATGATGATAATTGATATTGCTGTAATAATTCTGGTATTTCCCATCCCATGTCTGGATAACTGGTGTGGCAATATAATAGATATTTTTCTTTATTGTCTACCTTTTGCAAAAGCTTGGCAAATGCTTCAAATAGGTCTGGATATAGTTTGCGTCTTTGATTTCTCATGACTGTTCCAACTATATTAGTATTTGGATCTATATTATAATATTCTCTAAGTGCTTGAGTATTTTCTATTGGTTGATATGCTTCGTGGGCAGATGGAGGCGCACTTCCTAAATATTTTATTTGCCCACCAGACTGCTCTTTTAATACTTCTCCAGCCCAATCTGAATATGTAAAACAAGCATCTGCTGATTGGTATGTTGCTATCCATTGCCTAGCTTGTGGTCTAGCGTCCACGGTTGGCATGATTGCCCACTTAAAAAATTTTCTAAATGGAGATCTTTCTGCAAAATCTAACATCCAAAAATCTCTAATATCACAAACTATGTCTGGGCGAAAATCTAAGCATGTTGATTCAAATGCATGTTCTCCAAACTGATTAGTTGGAGATGATGCATATCTCTGCTTTTCTTCCTCGCTAGCATTTTGAGGGGGAACAACGCCATAAAATTTCCAAGGTATATTAGCTGCCTTTGGATCTCCACGCTCACCATAAGAAGCCATTTCTGCTAATTCATACTTACCAGTATTGTGCAAATAATTTAATATTTCTCTGGTATATGTAGCATAACCAGTATTCAAGAACGTTGCTTCACTACAAAATAGAATTCTTTTTTTTCTCATTATCAATCCTCAAAGTCTTGATGACATAGATCAAATTCGTTAATTCTAAAAACTATACTCTTGTTGTCTTTAGATATATTTTTTGCAGAAGCCACTACGGTAATTTTAGTACCTTTGGTTGCAAACTTTTCTAAAGTTTCTGCACCGGTATGCCAAGCTTCGCATCTTAAAAATGTTGGTGTGCGACTCTTTTCACCCGTGCTTTTAGTTCTGCGGTAAGTATATACTACTATTGTAAATTCCGCAAGCACAATATCATCAACTATGGATATCTTTGGGTTTTCCGTAAGATACCCTGTAAACGAACAAATATTCATAATTTCTCCAATCTTAGTATTTTAGCTGATACAACAAGAAAAAACAACCCTATACCTCATGTATTGTATTAACAATAAATGAACTATCATCACCAGTAACAGATCCACAAAAAATTAGATTGTTACCTTCATATAATATATACTTATACTTCTCTTTTACTTTTGGAAATACAATTACGCTATCAAGAATACAAGTGTCATCTTCTATGGTTAAAAATGACATCATTTGATCCTTGGATTCGCCCTTCTTTATTTTATAATCAGAAAGCCTTTGGATATTAGCAACAACACAAAGGTCTTTACCCTTCTTTCCATTAACAATTTCTTTACAAGTTGTATCAGCGGCAGAATTATCTGATGTTTCCACCCTCGACAACGTTATTGGACAACCTAAAAACTTTGCTTCTTGATCTATAATCCAACTAGCCTCATCTTTTAAATCATATGGCGGGTTCAATAGTAGCTGAATTTCATTTAATACGGCCTGCTTTCTATCAACTTTGCTTGTTCCGCCACCTTCTTTTTTTGTGGGCGACAAGCTAGTCAGGCAATCAACAAATGTACTCCATTTTTTTTCTGAATAATTGCTTAGTATCCAACCTTGCTCACTCTTTGTTAAAGTTCTATATATATCATAGTCATATAGAGCTTTATTCCTTGATATAGTTTCAGAAAATCCACGGAAAAATCCTATTGATGCCAAAGCCTTAAAAGCTGTGGAGCTAATCTTTGGAGCAAGATATATTAATATCTCTAACCAAGTGAACTTAGTTATATTTTTGCCTAGCTCTTTAGAAGCTTCCTCTATTGCTTCTATTAGCTTGTCTCCAGTGTTTCCAGTTAATGACTTTATATCCTTGATTCCAAAGTAAATCTTATTGCCCTTTATGTTGAACTTTTTGTCAAAATTGGATAAGCTTGGAGTCCTAGCTTCTATATCAAATAGTTTTGCTTCTGATACTAATTCATATATTTCTTGATGGGGGTCTTGTTTCTCATTAGCATAATACAAATATGATAGAAAGAACTCTTTTGTATTATGAGCTTTTTTATAAGCACTCCAATATGAACATACTGCATATGAAACGCTATGCGATTTATTAAATGCGTATCTAGAAGACTTTTCAATCCATCCAAAGATTTCTTCTGCTTCCTCTTTAGTCACTATACCAACTCTCTGTGCGCCCTCAATAAAAGATTTCTTGACCTCGTTCATGAGATCAGCTTTTTTCTTTCCAATGGCTTTACGAAGAACGTCGGCTTCTTGTAGATTGAATCCTGCTATCTTCTGAGCTATACGCATGGATTGTTCTTGATAAACGAGAACGCCATATGTTGGCTTTAAGATTTCTTCCAAGGCTGGATGTAAATATGTTACTTCTTCTCTTCCATGCTTTCTATCAATGAAGTGCTGCGTCATACTTTTGCCATCAACAAAAGCTTTCAAACATCCCGGCCTAATAATAGCTATTAATGCTGATAATTCTTCAATATTAGTTGGGGCTAGTCTTTTAGACCAAGCTTTACCAAGATTACTTTCTAACTGAAAGATCCCCTTGGTTTTACCATCTGCAAATAGTTGCCAAGTTTGTTTATCGTTATAGTCCATTGTTCTTCCTGTACGCTTTTCTGCTATTAAAACCGTTTGTTACCCACTGTAGATTTAACACTCTAAAATCAGACTTATCATTATTAATGTGGTCTACTTCTAATTTTTTATTTGTATCATCATTTTCAATAAATGCTAAAGCAACCAACCTATGCATAGCAATTACTATGCCGCCGACACTAATGCATGGATATTGATTTCTTGTGTTATTAATTGTTAACTTATTATTATTTGGGCCAACTACATAAGGATATTCTTGAGAATTTTTATATAAAAAATATTTACCCTCTTTTATAGATTGTAACTTATTAACCATAATATTAGATTTTCTATGCATTTCTTTTTCACCAATAAATACGATATTTATTTTACTTATATCAATAATATCTATATCTATAATACTGGGGCTGGTGTTATCTTCGAAGAATTTTAATTGACGATCTGTGTCTATATTATTTAACATATAGGTTCCCATTGGCAAATGCCTTTTCGAAAGTTATGTTTTGATAAACCGATCTATGAGTTTTCATTAGCTTAATAAAGATATTAGCTTCATCTTTAACGTCTTGCAACGCATCGTGTGCATTTTCTTTACTAAGCCCCATTCTTTCTCGTAATGAATCCATGCTAATTGATCTAATAGATGGATCACTTTCTGTCCAAGCGAACACATTGTCCATAATATCTATCTTATAAACTTTGCTAAATAGCTTCTGATGTTCTCTTTCTTTATCCCAAGGTCCAAACTCTTTGCATAGTCTATTAACAATATGCATATCAAATCCAATAATATTAAATCCAACCGGTATAGGAGCAAAGAACGCATCTCCCTTCCAGTTATATTGATCAACAAATTTTACAAACTTTGACCACACAGATTTAAGCGACGGAGCTTCCGCTAAAGCTTCTCTAGTTTTTCCAGTAACTTTTAATGCCTCATCTTGAATTGGATCTAAACCGGCGGCAATTGCTAATTCATCTTCTAATATGGGTTTGATTTCACTATTAAATTGACCCTTCACAGCTAGATTTCTACCATCTAAAGCTATTGCCGCAATTTGTGTTGGTTGAGTTTTGTGTGGATTTCTTGACCCTGTTTCAAAATCGAATATAATATAATCTCTATTAGCCATGCTTATCTCCTGTTAGTTCTTGTATCATCATGATTTTATCTAGCAAATTAACGCCTAGCACATCAAACTTAACATGACCAAGACTTTCTAAGTCAACCATTTCAAGTCCAGCAATTTTTTCTGTTGAGCCTCTTTGCTTGACCATTGGGCAAACTAGATTTAGTTTTTCTGCTGATATAACAACTCCAGCAGCATGTTTTCCTTGTGTTTTGAATGTGCCTTCAATTTTAATGGCTTGATCGAAATATTGTGCATATGTTCCATCTAGTTCGCCATTATCATTTATGTAACAGAAATCTCTTAGTTCTGACGGTCTATTTATCAAAGCCCATCTTATAATGGATCTTTCCTCATCATCCATGTCTGCAAGTTGATCTGATATTTCAGCTTCATTTGGCACACTTTTGGTAATAGCGTTCATTTCACTAAAAGAGCAAGCCTCATGAACTCTTAATACTTCTTTAATAGCACTACGCCCCTGTAGCCTACCAAACGTTATCATTTGACTAACATGGTCGTGGCCGTATTTGTTTTTTAGATAAGATATTACTTCGTCTCTTTTCTTGCCGGGAACGTCCATATCAATATCTGGTAGAGAAATATGATCTTCCGAATTTCTACCAGCATTATAAAATCTTGCAAATAGTAAATCAAATTCCATAGGATCAATCTTAGTAATACCAATTAAATATGATATCAAGCATCCGGCGGCTGATCCTCTACCGGGGCCACAAAGCCATCCCATCTTTTCAGCATTGCTAATAATGTCCTGCACAATCAAGAAATAACCGAATAGATTAGCTCCTTTTATTACATCAAATTCTTCCTTGAATCTTTCTAGATATTTTTCTTTGTCTTCTGCGTTAGAAACCTTGTCTTGTTCAATAAGTAAAGTCTTCCATCCTATTCTGCAAAGCTCTTTGAGGTATTCTTCTTCTGATTGATTATTTGGACATGGAAACTTTGGCAGCATTGGTTTATTTAATATATCATATTCTTCACACTGGTCATATATAGAATCTTCCAATGTGAAGGTTAAGTTTTTTGATTCTTCACTATCTAAAACGTAGTAATTATCAGACAAAAAATACTTAGCCATATCTTTATGTTCGTTTTGGAAGTCTGAGATTTTCATACTCTTTTGAATTTTAGGCAATGTGGTTTTCATTTCTGAACACAATAATATTCTATGCAAGTCAGCGTCTGCTTTATTTGTGTAGCAACTAGCTTCTGGCATATCGCAATTATCTATCTTTATTAGATTATTTCTAGACAATATCTTTATCTGAATAGAATGCAATAATATTCCATCGTCATCTAAAGATGATACTAATTCAATAAGATCGTGCCAGCCATTTTTGTTCTTGGCAAAAACAGTAAATGTTTCAAAAGAGCAACCTATAATTGGCTTTATGCCATTTTTCTTGCAAGCTTTGTAGAAAGCAACTGCGCCAGAGATCGTGCTATAATCACAAAGCCCACAAGCCTTATATCCATTAGCCTTACATTTCTCAGCTAATTCTTCTGGTTTAGAAAAACCTTTAAGTAAACTATAATGCGTATAATTATTTAATGGAAACCAACTCAACATATTCTCCTTTTTTCAACGTATTGCTATATTATAGCGTGTTTCAGCGATTTTTTACAATTTTTACATCCTTCTTGTGCTGATTGAATGATCTGTTTAATTTCTTAATAAGAATAGATCCGGCTCTTTCAAAAAAACATGGAAAAAAACTATGTATTATCAAAAATAAGCCAGCTTCTATACATAGAAATCCATGACTTATCGCAAACTTCCAATGCTCACGATAAGTCATGTTATTTTCTACTAGATGATTCTTAGCACGATCAATGATTCTCAAGTCTATTACTCTTCTCTAACTAAAGTAACACCAATAGATGGCATGGATGGTGGTAGTGTGTCAGCAGCCACAAATTCTATTGTAGCTGGTTCGCTCACATTGCCAACATCGTCAACGTCTACCAAAGAAAGCTTGACTATATCGCCATCTTGAAAAACTTTTTCTCCCAAATTAATTGTTGTTGCCGAATAAACATCTGTAGCTACAGCTTCTCCGTTTACTGTTACCACAAGTCTACGCTCTACAACATCGTTATCAACCGGTGCGGCACACGTTATTTCATAAACAAGTGACATTTTATTGACTCCCTTTTCTTTACGAACATATAAATATTTAATATAGTGAGGCTGTAATGCTCGTTTATACAACCTCATTATTCTCTTACGTAAAACAAATAAAACTATTATTTGTACTACCAGTGTAGACAGTATGAATATTACCACATTCTGCAACTCCAGTACCTAGCTTTCCACTTTGGACCCGGATTGTCGCAATTGTGTCTAGCCCTAAAGCTTTTGCGTCTTTCTGGGATATTCTTTTTTATTGTCATATTTGGATCACCAAATCTAACAATCACGACATTACCGCTTTCATTCTTGGTGTATACTGCAAACTTCTTGGGACCATTAGAAGTTCTAAAAGGTTTATTAAGAGTGACTTTGCGACCTTGATATTCAGCCGCATAAGATTCCGTTTCCATTTCTGGACCTTCTGGTTCTTCTGTTTCTAATTCTGATGGTTCTTCTACATATTCATCTTCATATTTGCCGGGTTCATAATATTTTACAAAATCATAAACATTTTGAACATAGATCTCTGCTTTAGAAATCATATCTTTTGTCCAATCTTGAAATTCAACTGGAATAGACATTGTATTTAACTTTGTAACTATTTCCATTAATTGATCGTGCATTTTTTGAATTTGCTCTAGAGCCATCTCGTTGCCGCCAGACTGAGCTTTTTTCCAAGACTTTGGATCTGGACGGTCTGGATCTCCCGGCTTTGCTGGTTTATATTTCTTTCCCATTCTTTCTTTTTTCTTTCGAATATTTTCCCAAAGTCCCGGCTTTTCTGCCGCAATGTCCCATTCCTCTACTTCTTCGCCAAAGTCTTCATATTCAGCTTCTGCTGGAATATAAAAATTTTCCTCTGTTAGTTCTTCTTCGTATCCATTTTCTAATGTCAATCTAAAATCTGCCGCTTCCACACAGTCACAATCTGCGGTGGCTTGATCTATACAAATAGCCACTCTCTGCTTGTCATCTGGATAATCTTTTTTCATTACCTCATCACTCATGCAGCGAGATACAAATTTAGTTTTTTCTTCATCTTTTTTACGGTTAGGAATCGGCATAATATTCTCCTGTTATTCGAATTGAGCAGATGCACAATTGACGCATATTCCATCATATGCATCTAATATACTATTAATGTGATTTTGTTTACCCCAGAAATCCTTAATAATTTGTAGAGAATTTAACACTATAGCACCACCTTCTTTGCTTCTTCTAGTAAGTTATTCAAACTCCAATCTGGAATTTTTGTTTTAAAATGATTGTAAGTATCGGTTATCATATAATGATTTGGATCTTTTGTTATTTCTAGCCAACCAACGAAATAATTCCAAATTCTATCTTCTAATATCAATGGATATTTAACGCCGTTTGGGCGAGAAAATCTATGCATCCATTTTAATTGTGGTATACATATATTTTTACCGCCATTTCTTCTGAATTTTTCAGCTATATATCCTTCTTCTGCACCAAATCCTTTAAAATGTGGAGATATGCCCGGCCAATTCTGTTTTTCAAAAGAACATAGCCCCATACCCTGCATTTTAATTTCAAATGGCTCTCCTTTGTCGTAAGCTTCTTTATTGGTATGCCACACACCATACATGTCTCCACTCCATTTTGGATCAAATTCTGTGGCATAATTAATCAAATCATCATAAATCAATGGGCCTTGGATTAAATCCTTACAGTTTGGATTATTGTTGTAATAATTAAGTAGATGATCAATGGCGTTAGGCACAAGTAATATATGGCAATCTAATATTAATATATATTTACCTTCGGCATGATCTACTATAGAATACTTATTAAAAGAAGAACATACGTCATTTTTTTCTATATATCTAGCACGATGCACCCAATGCGTTGCTAATCTTTTTAATTCTTCCCCATGTCCCCCGCCGGGATTATTATCTAGTATGATAAATTCAATATCATTAGATTTGCATATTTCATGATGCATCCGCAAAGATTGGAGCGTAAAATACGTTCCATCGTAATCGTCGTAAGTAGACATTCCAATGGTTAATAGTTTATTTGTCATATATCTCAACCCGGAGCGGAGTAAAACCCTATATCAAAACCTTTCCTAGTGCATTCTTCCACAGTTTTACTCATACCGTGTTGCTTTAGGTGGTCCTCTATATAAATACACATATTTTTATCGGTATTAGGCCAATTATGCTTGCAATAGTGGCACAATTTAGTACATTTCCAATTAGATCTATCATTAGAAATGGGTCTTGGCTTATTGTTATTCTGAATGTCTTTATACTTATTTTTTAACATGTTAAGGAATTTGTCATGATCTGACTTATCAAAACACATTGAGAATGGTCCTCCATCCTTAATGAAAAATATAGACATAATAGTTTGATGATAGTCTGGGAATAGTTTGGAAATAGCGTAATTGTAGAGTAATAGTTGCGGATCTGAGCATAGCTTTTCATATGTTTTTTCTTCTCCAGTTGCCCAATCTAATCTCTTCCCAGTTTTCCAATCAATTACTTCTATTATTCCTTCTTGTGTTTCAGTAACTAAGTCTATAGTTCCTTTTATAGCAAGTTGCCCAGTAACAGTTTGACCGTCTGGCATTTCATATGTATATTTAGCCCAATCTTCTTCTATTGGTAAATCGAAGTGCGGTTCCGCTGCTACTATTTTTCTATTCCTTGGATCAAATTGACCATCATTATAATTTAGAGTATTCCAAACCAACTCATTACAATTTAACGTATCTGCCTTCGTGAAAGAATGAGCAGATCCACCTGTATAAAAATTGAAACTTCTTTTTATTAAATCATCAACAAGAGACTTTGTGAATAGCTCACTTTTCTTAATTTCTACCCTTCCAACAGCATCGTCATCTATTGTCAGCTTAGTTTTCTTTGGTTGATCTTGCATTTCTTTTTTAAGCTTTGCAAGAACTTCCATGACTTTATGCACAATAGTTCCAAGCTCTGCTTTCTTTCCGCTAGCAGGCTGATGACCAAGCACGTAAGTAATGAAGTATTGCATTTCACAATATGCATAATTATTATAGCTTGATGATCTAATATATGTTACAATCATATCAATCTACTTTCCATAGCGTATTTATATTATCAAGCACTTTACAAAAGTCTTGAATACTAATATCGCGGTTATCTATAATATGTGTAAACTTATTCCAATCAAATACGTCTTCATCTAGGGCAGATTCGCATGTGATTGGATCGTGGAATATATCTCTTTTGAGCCTTATAACTACACCATTATTATCAGATATAGCTTCTACCTCATTAGGAAATCTAACATCTGGAATAATAGCTATGTGCGGATCTTCTGTAACAATTTTATTAATAGTGGCTTTTATCCAAGCATCTGACTTTATATGTCTTACAACCTTAGTACCAAAGTATTCAAGGAAGTCTCTATGAGTCATGCCGCCCTTCTTGGTTTCATTTGTAGGCATATCTTCCCAAGAAAAACTTGTTTTGGAATTCTTTTGCTTATCAGTTCCATATACATTCTGAGCATTAAGTCCAAATAGATTAATAGCTATATCTTTAAGAGTATCAGCGAAATGATATACTTTAATATAAGGCCACAGTTCTTTTTCTGCGTATTCAATAAAGGCTCTATCTTTTCTAGTAACATCAAGAATACCATAACCAGACTTACCAGATTGGTCCACAGTATTAATAGCTAAATTTCCATCATCATTAATAAAGAAATCTGATACCATATTTTTACTCTTTAGAACACACCCGTTGATGTAATTAGCAGCAGTATTCTTACCAGACTGCTTTCTACCAGAGATACCTATAATCTTAGCCATTAATACGTTCCTTTCAATTTCGATAAAATCTGATTTTGAATCTGCTCTATTGACATATCGCCAACATCTTTATTTAGCATCTTTGGAAATGTTAACTTATAGAATCTACTTAACTGTCTTTTGATTTTAACTTTGGCTTCTCTTCCAGCTTGATCATTGTCTGTCAATATAACTAAATGTGTTATAGGGAGTTTAATTAGCTTGTTTTCTTGTTCTTTGCTGATTGTTTTTCCGAAAATGCTTACAACGTTAAACACCCCAGCTTCGTATAATTTCCAAACATCGCCTTGTCCTTCCACAATATATAGACAAGATGTTTCAATAGCTTTGGGGATTGCTCTGTGATAATTATAGAAGAAATGTCTCTTATCAAACCCCTTGGGATAAATAAGAAATTTTGGTGAGACATATTCTTTTGTTGTTCTTCCTATCATTCCAACATAATCTGTGCCAGTATCGTCGTGTATAGGTATTATAGCTCGTCCACGCATTTTTGAACTAGATTCTTCACAGTCTCCTACCTCAAAATGTTCTAGAGTTTCTGCTGCAAATCCACGGTTTAAAAAATACTTTGATGGCATAACAGCATTACATTGTATATCAATTTTTTTATGCTTGTATATTTCTGCGATATGGTTTATAGTAGATACCATATTAACAAAATCATCTTCTACCTCTAGATCTGTTTGTTCAATTTTAGTATATGTATTATTTATATTTAGTAGTTTACATGCCCACTTGAGAGCTTTTGAAAAATCAATATCTTCCCCAGACTGTGCTGATAAAGCACCAATAATTAATCCAAAGATATCATTTTTAAATTGATGTTGACAATCTCTGGTCCAGCATTTCCATATACCTTTACTGGCTGAATATGAGAATGCTCTTGGGTTATCGCTACTATCGTGAATGGGACATGTGCAATATATATTATCTCCAAACCTTTCATATTTCATGTTAAGCTTGGTGAAAACAGTTTCGCAGTTTTCATTCAGTTTCTGTTTGATTTTCTTCAAGTCCATTGGCTATCTTTATTTTAATAAGTGATTCTGTATTTGCTAATCCGGTGTCGCCAACTGGCTGGTTTTTAAACTCATTTCGTGTTTTCAACTCTGTTAATTTAGCATGTGATCCTTGCATAACCATATTGATATAATCTCCATCATCTAGGCCAGCACCGTGTCTTGATACTATTGGTACTAATTTTCTATTGCCAGCATTTGGGCCGTCTTCTGCTAACTCTTCTGTGGATTTTATCTTAAATATTGAGAATGAAGTACATAGCCATATTAACCTATCCGATCCGCTTACGGCATCTGTGCTTTCTTTTGTGATGCCATCACGATTTAATTGAACAAATGATAAGCATGGTATATCTAGCTTAACGCATAGATTATGCAAGGATGTTATCTGAAAACCAAGGGCTTGATATTCTTGTATATTATTCGTAATAGAGCTAGATGACATTAGCTTAAGATAATCATATATTATTAAACAGTTGTTTGTTTTGCCGGTGTCATCTTTCTTTACTTCATGCACAACCCATCTCTTAATGAGATTCAATATTTGTTCAAATGGTTTTCCGGCCACGCTAATGTAACAATATGGAATTGACTCTAGTTTTTTAACTGCGTCTAATACCTTTTGATGTTTTTCTTCATCGTTAATAAATTTGCCGGTTGCAATATCATTAATAGGAACGCCGCTTATATTTGCTATTAATCTATTAAGATGATCTTCCTTGCTCATTTCTGTATCTAGCACAAGGACCGGAATTCCCGTAGAAGAAACGTTTAATGCAACATTATCAGCGAATACCGATTTTCCAACTTTGGGTCTTGCAGAAACAAGGTCAACGCATTTACGTCGCAGACCACCACCAATTGCTTCGTCATATCTGCTGAATCCAGTTGGAATACCAATAATATCACACTTGTTATCTCCTAAGAATTGAATGTAATCATTTGCTCCAGCACCAATTTTTTCTGGGACATCTCCACCGTCATCTTCTCTAAGAAAATCCGTTACTGGATTCTCTAGGATTTGAATAATTTCATTTATGGTTTCGGTGCCACTTATGTCCTCAATATCTTTGTGGATTTTTGTTGTTAGCTTTTTAATTTTACGAGCAAATTCAAATTTCTTAGCCTGTATAGCAAAGCTAAAAATATTATCTTTGTTAACTGGGAACTCAAATAAAGACTTGAGATATTTTAATTCTTGAGAGGTATTAATTACTTCCAAAAATCCTAGTTGATCTGCCGATGACAATACGGATGGAATGTCCACCTGTTGGTCGTTATTAATAACTCTTTCAAGACACTTAAATAGTATCTGATTGTTAACAACGCCAAAAGTCTCTGCACTGATGATATCAGAAACAGTTACATATCCATCTACGCCATGCTGTAATAGTCCAGCCAGCAAAGCTCGTTCTGCACCAACATCTACTAGTTTTTCATCCATTATTATTTCTTTCCAGAACACTTGTTGCAACGATAATACTCTCCATAAGCAAATCGTGGATCTATCTTAAAAGACTTTCCACAAACATGACATTCAACATCTGACTTTTGTGGAGGAGGTCTGCGTCTTGGAGTTCTTTCAACATCTGGTGTTGAAATATCTCTAAACTCTCCAGTGTCTTCCCATTCATTATTTCTAGCTTTCACGGCTTCTTTTCTCCTAGTTTGAGATGTTGTATCTGCCCTTTTCATAACAAAGTTTTCATCTACTTGAGTAGTCTTAACAGGTGTAGGATTTTCATTTCCTAAAGCTTGTAGTAGCTTCTTCTTCTGCTCATCTGATAAAGAATCTATAAATCCACTAAATTCGTTCATGTTCTTTTTCCTTTTTCTAAAAGAATATCAGCTTTGCGTTTGAGTTCGTATACCTTTCCATCTAAAGCTATCAATCTAGATTCGGCCACCTCTCTCATACGATCTACTGATGCTGCGTATGTATTATTCTTTATGATAATCTGTCGTTTAACTTCATGTTTTGTGTATTGACCGAATTCATCATTATGCGATACCACCAATTTTTCAAGCTGGTCATTACACCAGTTTAAAGCAACCTTATTTTTATTAATCTCATCCTGTATGTATGTTGCATATCCATACAATAAATAAGACGTATCAAATGCTTCTTGTTGTGTTAATTTTCTCAAATCTTCTGATGATAGATTAGCGGCTAATAAATATTCTTCACGAAAAGAAGAAAACTTGGTATTGCTAAGATCTATATAGGCATTGATTAAATTAAGATGTTCTGATAGTTTTTCAGACGCTGTTAATGTGTTTTCGCCACTCATCATCACTCTCTTTATAATTTAGGATTACAATGTTTATGTCGTTGATGTCGCACCACTCTATTTTATCTTCATCTCTGGCTTTGGACTTTAAAAAATCTGCCATGTTCTTATGAAAGAATGGACAAAATTCATAATGTTGTTCGCCATGTACTTCAATTCCAAGCTTTATTGATGGAATATAAAAGTCAAGATAGAGAACAGATTTTCTATTAAGTGCTGTGCTTCCCGGTAGTTTAACTTCTTCAAGTATTCTATAGCTATGGTATATCTCTTTTAATAAGTTTCTAGCCCGTATATGATATTTAGATCTTTTTCTGGTGTCATCATAAAATACATCATATTTAGAAAGATTCCATACGTATTCTTTACCATTAATTCCACGAACTTTCAATGCAACTCCTTAATTTTTGAGTATACAAAAGATGCTATTGTTGGATTAGCATTAAGAAAATCCGCCACAGCATTTACGCCTTGGAACTTAAAAAATCTTTCAATTTCTTCTGGAGATTTTCCAACGTTATTCTGTTCCAATATTTTCACAACTTCTGGAGCGGTTGGCTCATCTACAGCCGATTGTATGGTATACCATGCTCCAGATGCTTTGATTAGTCTAAACTCACAGGCTATGTGAATTATCTCTTGAACTTCATCTATGCCAATACCATACTTAATCCAACTTTCTGCTGTACTGTTTGGCCTACCGCCAGCACAAGATGTCTTAATAGACCAGTTTGCAATTTGACCAACGTGTGGCCCAGTATCCTTTGGAACTTGCCATTTACCTCTGTGTGTAATAACCATGTTTGTGCCAGCTTGATACTGCAACATATTTCCACAATCTGCCATTTTTTGTGGAGCATATGGCGATCCGCCAGTATTAGCAATATTGTGCGTGATGCATACTAGAATTGTTTTGTTCTTCATTAGTGTGCCACTGATTCTTTTGAAGAACATGGATAGCAAACGTGGCAATGCGTTTCTAACGCCGGTTCTAACCTCACCCTCAAGCTCCACCGCTGGCACCATGTTAGACAGAGAATCAGCAATAATCAAACAGCCGGGATCATTATTTATATAGCTTTCTATAATATTAAGAAAGTCTTCTGCCGAAAGAACTCTATCATCGGTAGATTCTATGATAAGTATATTGTCAGCATTTAATCCTTTAATGCCAATGAAGTTTTGCTTAGACAGTCTACCTTCCGTGTTTACATATATGACTCTTTTGTTTTTCTGTTGACACTTGGCGGCAAAGTGTAAAGCGGTGGTAGTTTTGCCACTCTTTGGATCTCCCGTCATAACAACAACGGAGCCTTCTCTTAATCCACCACCCAGAGCAATGTCCAAGGCTGGGGATACGCCAATCACATTAAGATTGTTGATATTCTCTAGGACTTCTGTGCCGCTCCGTACAACGTCGCCATACTTGTTGACTATATTGTTGCTTACCAAATCTTCCGTGAATTTGCTAGCCTTCTTTACTTTGCTCATAGGTTCCTCAATTGATTGATTGTTTGCTTCTGAGCTTTATTATAGCTCTGTGTCGATCTAGTTTCAAGCGTTTTCTTTTCTTCAACAACTTCAAGATTTACAACTGTCTTATTTTTATCGTCTTCAATTTGTTTATGATATTTGGCAATAACCTTTTCGGCTTCTGGATTTATTTTATATCCTCTACCATTTTGTATTCCAATAACAAGCAATTTATCAAAATCTTTAGACTGAATAGCTTTAAGTATTGCTTCTTCGCTATATTTTTTCTTTAGCTGCAATGCTGCACCATGCTGTTTTTTCCATATCCAATGCAAAGGATCTCCCTTGGTCCAAAACTTATACGATGGCTTACCAAGATTCAATTTTTCTGATCTACGAATAACTATATATTCTGCAACATATGCTTCAAATGTGCAATGCTCACCAGTATGAATATGTTTATATCTGTGAGTTTCTGACCATTCTTTTTGATAGGACTGATTAAATAATTCCGGTTTTTTCATAAATCCAACACCCATTTTTAGATACAATATTTTTTTCTCCGATTAGTTCATGGGCTGCAATTTTCA